CTACAATTTATCTAAAAATGATAAGTCACTTAATTTTTTGACCTTCTCATTCGCTTCAGTAACGTTTTTATTTCCTTCGTCTTGTAACTTATCCTTTAAGAAATTCAAACTCTTAGAAGTGCCTTTATTTTGATATTTTAAGGTATAGTCCTTAACTTGATCATCTGTGATAAAATATCCTTGAAATTCTTCTATATTAGCACCATTTTTTATAAATCCATGCCCATTTCCTCTTAATTTTTCTGCTCCTTCTTCATCAAGTGCTACTTCGCTATTTTTTCTATCTTCACACTTTAAAACTATACGATTGTTTATATTAGCTTTTACTATATTATCTATAACTGTATTATCTGGTCTTTGTGTAGTTAAAAAAACATAGCATCCACTTGCTCTACTTATAGCAATTAATTGTTTTAATAATTTCATTGCACTTTTATTTTTATCTTCTAGTAGCATAACTATTTCTTCTATATATAATACCTGATATTTAAGTTTCTTAACTCCTTTAAGCTTATTATATTCAAATATGTTAGTTACCTCATTTTCCATAAATAAATTATATCTTCTTCTAGTTTCTTCTAATAAATTGCTTATAACTTCAGTTGTATCTTCTACTGTATATACAAATTTTTTCGTGTGTTGTAAATTCCTAAATAAATTAAGCTCTACCATTTTTAAATCACATAAATATAATTCAACTTTATTTGGGCTGTATAAATTAACTATGCTAGTGAGTATTACTTTCGTCATAACAGACTTACCACTTCCAGTCGTCCCAACTACATAAGTATGAGGATTTTCTTTTAAATCTAATGTTATTGTTTTATTTGAAGATTTACCTATATTAAATTTAATATGTTTAGCAGTTCTATTTTGAATTTCATACTCTATAACTTTTGGTAATTTCTTTAACATCTCTATTCTACCCCAGCCACTAGATGCTTCCATTTTAACTTCATTGTTTAAATATAATTCTAGTGCATCTTTATGCTTTAAAAAATCATCAACACTTAATCCAGCAGGAACAAATACAACAAATACAGTTTTATTATCTATAACAACCTCTGGATATTCACCTAAACTATTTTTTATATTTGCTGCCTTAAAAAAAACATCTAAACTTTTCTTTGGCTCTATCCATCCATCAAATACCCATGTAAAAAATATTTTTCCAGCATCCCAAAATAAATCAAATATAGGTTGAAGTGCATTACTCATATATATACCTCCTAAATATAGGTATTAAGGCAAATATATTCTTCGCATTAAAATAAGCCAATCTTTGTACATAGAATCTTTTTTTAAATATTCCATATACGTCTCATGCGAATATATATGCGAATACCCCTTTGACAATAATATATGCACATATACCAATAATATTTCCTTATTTTGAGAAAATATTTTGCAACTTTTAAATATAGTTAACATATATATAAGTAAATAAAAAATTAAGGGGGATATGAAAATGAATAAGAATTATATTGTTAGTTGGTTTGATAGAGAAGGAAATGAATGGTTGAGTGACTGGTGTAAATTTGCAGAGGCTAAAAAGTTATTCGATGAAATAAGTGGTGGGGATGAAAACAAAGTAGATTCTTCTCAAGTAAGATGTGAATTATATTCAGATGCATCTGGAAAGGTTTTAATGGGATACGATAATATAGAAAATAAATATTATAGTTGCTAATAAAGGAAAGGCTAGGGATTGACTTCTCTAGTCTTTTTATGTCGAACGATTATTGGAATATTTTTTTAAAATATAGTTGACGGCTTTTTCCTTAAGGACTACTATTATAGTATAAATAGTAAAGGAGGTGATAAAGATGAAAGATGAAGAAAAAAAGATAACAGTTAGAGTTAGTCCTGAACTTTATAAAAAGTTTAAGATAAAACTTTTAGAAAATGAACGGACGATGAAAGAAGTTGTAACAGAATTCATAATTAAATATGTTGATGAAAGCAAATAAAAAGATACCCTACCGCCCTAGGAAAGCATAGGATATCTTAAACAAATGGAGACTTAATCAAAATCTCTATTTACATTATAACAGTCTCCAAGATAAAAAACAATTGGAGGTTTAGAGTATGAAAGATTTAATACCAGTAACACAAAATAAGCAAGGACAGCAAATAGTATCTGCAAAAGATTTATATTTAGGACTTGGATTAGAAAAATCTCATTGGAAAAGATGGAGCGAAAAGAATATAGTCGAAAACGAATATTTTCAAGAGAACATAGATTGGGTAGGGTTCACCATGATGGCGAACGGTAATGAAACTCAAGATTTTGCAATAACTTTAGAGTTTGCTAAACATATAGCAATGATGGCAAGGACTGGAAAATCTCATCAATATAGAAATTACTTTATCGAATGTGAACGTAGACTCAAAGAAAATAAACCACAATTAACAAAACACGACCAAGCAATATTAAATATAATCAATTCAAGAACAGACCTAGAAAAAGCACTAGCAATCAAAGATTTTGAAAAAGTAGTAACTGAACCACTACACGATGAAATAAAAGTATTAAAACCTAAAGCACATTACACAGATATAATTTTACAAAATAAAGGATTAATCAAAGTAACATCAATAGCAAAAGATTATGGAATGTCTGCTCAAGAGTTTAATAAATTACTTTGTGATTTTAAAATACAATATAGATTAGGTAATCAATGGTTTTTATATAAAAAATATCAAAATAAGGGATATACTCATTCTGAAACAGTAAATTACAAACATAAAGATGGCAGAGATGATGTGAGTATTATTACTAAATGGACTCAAAAAGGAAGATTATTTTTGTATGAGTTTTTAAAAGAAAAAGATATTTTACCTATAATAGAAAAGGACTTAGACTTAATAAGATAAATAGGATTAATATAATAAAGTAGGCTACTCTTTTGAGTAGTCTATGGGGAGGGAATAGTATGACTAGTGGAATATATAGAATATATTGTAAAAGTGAAGATAAAAGCTATATAGGAAAATCAATCAATATTGAAGAACGTTGGAAAAACCATTTAAATGGATTAAAGAAAGGTAAACATCATAATAAGAAACTTCAAAAGGTTTTTAATAAATATGGAAAAGATGATTTTGAGTTCTCTGTATTAAAAGAAGTTAATGATTATTATGAAATAACTTTTTATGAAAGCTACTATGCTGAAAAGTTCAATGCTTTCAATAATGGATATAATATAGCTAAACTATTTAAATCTCAAGATATTAAAAGTGTATTAGATAATTTAGATGATTTATCTAAAGAATGGTTATCTATTTTAAAAGAAAATTCTAAAAGAATAGGCAAAGAAAGATGGAATGTAAATATAAAAGTCCAAGATTTAAGTAAAAAATTGAATTTATCAAAAGATAAAACAATAATATTTATAAATTTTTTTAAAGACAAAGAATATAAGTGTAGAATTCTTCTAGGTGATATTATAAATATAAACTATTTCAGTAAAGGATATCTAGATAAGACTTATTCAGAATTTCATATTTAATGTAGATAAAGAGGAAATTGTATAATCAAATAGAATTCTAAAATATAAATTATTAAGGGGATGTTATTTATGAAAAAAAAATTAATAAGCATATTAGCAGCAAGTATATTAGCAGTAAGTATGGTAGGTTGTAGTAATAATATAAATAAGAATAAAGCTGAAAGCTCTATAAAAGAAGAAAAACATATGACTGAAAAAGAGAGAATTGCCACTTTAAAAGGATTAGAAGGAAATGAATTAACAGAAGCATATAGAAAGTTATTAACAGAGGATGAGATTAATTTTTTAAATAACCACGACTGGAAAATAGAAGAAGAAGCTAAATATTATCAAGATGGTGTAAATTTAAAAATACCTGAAAATTATAGTGGAAATGAAGTAGAAGCTGAAAAATATATAGCTAAACAACTTGATAGTATAGAAAAAACTTATCTAGATGATGAAATTTCTCCAAGTTTTGAATTTACATGGACTAATAATACAGGAAATGATATAAATTATTTAGAAATAGATTTTAAAGAGTATGATAAAAACAATACTTGTATACCATGGAATGGTGTTGAGCAAAATATATCAGCTGGAGAAACTAGAAAAATAACATTGTACCTAAAAGAAAAAAGTACAGAAAGAATAGAGATAACAGGAGTTAAAATATACCATGTACCAACAAATAATACATCTGAAATATATGATGGATGTATACCTGGTATGTGGTACAAATTAGATAAATAAAAAGAAGCTCATAGGGGTATGATATGAAAAACATATCGAAAAAGAAATAAAAATGGATGGTGTTATAAGTATGAATGTAATGGACCTAAAAGAGGGTTGTGAGTATTGTAATGTTAAATATGGAAAAGAAAAATTAATAACTCAAGGATGTTATAACAATTTATATATAGATAAAGATGAATATGATAATTTACACATAATAGCTAAGGCTGATGGAATCGCATCTTTTAAAATTGAATATTGCCCATTTTGTGGTAGAAAATTATCAGAAGTATAATAAAAATAAAGCTGGTAAGGAAAATAATCCCTACCAGCCTTTTTATTATACTTTCTTTACATATTTTTCAGATGCAGTTATATAAAGTCCACTTTCAAGTTTATACATTTTTGTAGATCCATTCTTAGGTGATACTTCAGCAACCACATCCAATATTTGCCCTTTCTTGACTGTAGTAACTGCTGAAGCATTCCAATCTGCCACTTTACGAACATTTAATTTATCTAAAGTTTGTATTTGGAATTTCTTTGTAGTTGCCTTGGTTTCTTCCTTCTTAGGTTCTGCTTTTTTACCATCTACATAGTTTTTTACATCTTTAATGAAGTGACTGAAGCCATCTGGAGAACATCCATATCCCCAGAATGCAGTACCTGGACAAGTTTTAGCACTTCTTGAAGGATTATATTTGCCTAAATAAGTTCCTCCAGCAGTAAACCAACAATGCGGTCTTATATGAGAAGTGTTAACTGGGATATCAAATCTCTTACACAACTCACCATAAAGATATATTACTGCCTTCTTTTGTGCAGATGTCATTTTATCGTGGCCTTTATCAAAACAACCATATATTTCTATACATATAGCATTTGTGTTCCATTTTCTAATTCCTATTGGAGTAGAATTAAGATTTCTTCCTGTAGTGATTTTGCCGTCTGGAAATACATTGAAGTGCTGAGCTATAAAATGTCCATGCCCGTCACTATCATGCCATGTAGATTTTCCATAACTATCTAATGATTGAGTTCTGCCAAAATGTGGTTCTGCAAATACTTTTTTATCTGTCTTTTCCCAAGTACTGTAGTTAGGTAAGTCCATATGATGTACTTGTAGTTTTGTTATTGTTCTAGTTACCTTTTGTTTATTAAGCCAATTTTTTACATCTTTTTCATTTTCCAATAATGTGAAACCATTTTGAGTTTTCATTATTTATCACCTTCTTTGTTTTCAATTAAATTTTTAAAAGCTTGATGAAGTCCTACAGAACTTAAACCACTCAACATCCCTCCTAGTAATACATTTACATTAAAATAGCCTGCTATAAAGTAGTTTAAAACCACTCCTATGCAGGCCATGATTAATGGTATATATTTATTAGGTATAAAATCTAAACTTGTTTTTATTACATATCCAATACAACAACATACTAATATTACTACAACTACTAAATAATTACTTATAACACTTAAATCTAACATTTATCTCTCTCCTTTATTTTCTAATTCCTTTATTTTTTCTTCTGCAACACTCATTCTGCTTATAAGATTATTATGACGATCTACCCTGTTTGATAAAATTTGTATATCTTCTTTTAAATCTTTTATTTTCTCATTAATTACCGCTGTATTTTTATTATTAGAAAAATACGAACCAGCTAAGGTTCCTACTAATGCTAATATTGCAACAATTATTTCTGTACTCATAGACAACACCTCTATTCTAGCAATGTTTGACTCTATCTTTTAATTCATCTTGTTTGGCATCATTAAATTGTTTCACTTCTGAAAGATAGCCTGTAATTCTGCGAATTCTTTGGAATGGAATTGGAACTACTTCATATTTCAAATCAACATAATCTCCATCCAATTTTACAATTAAACTTTTAATTTGTTGCCCTGGATTTTTCTTTTGAACATAATCTATATATGCTTGTTTCTCCCTTTCATCTAATTCTACTGTACATCCTTGTTCATTCCAGCAATGAAAATCCATAATATCACCCCTTTTTTACATTAAAAAAGGACCTAAAATTAATTAAGTCCTTTAACTTTCTATATTGATTTATAAAGTGCAATTATCCCTATTATAGACAAAATACCTATTAATATGCCTATTAAACATAATACTAACGCTATATATAATAAAGCCATGCCAACACTCCTTTTTATTACAAAGTATTAACATGACTTCATTTTTATAAACATATTTCTTACGCAATTGATTCAAATTGTGTAGTTCACAATATTTTTAAATTGCGAACTAACTGGGTATAAAAAAGACTAGAAATTAATCTAATCTGTAATATTTCCTATATTAACTTTCATTTTATTTACGAAGTAACAACTTGTAAATAATAATATATATTTTCTACTTTTACATAAATATAGTGGTATTTTATATTTAATAGGTGTATTATTTAGTTTTAAATTTTTATATGCAGCTAAATTTATATTCATAGAAACATATTTTTTAAATAATTTATAAAACTCTTTTATCTCAGCTATTTTAGAATTAGATAATATTAAAGCCATTTGTATACTTGACAACACAATAGAGCCATTATAATATGATGAATATTCTTTATTATCTTTAAGTTTTAACTTTTTATTTAAATTATTTCTAGCTTCAATTAATTTAGTTTTACTTTCATAAAATCTATATTTTTTGTCATAGCTTTGAGATAAAGAATTTTGCCTCCACATATAATAATAAAAACATTCATTTATAACTTGTACATTTGTTGTGTGATGCAAGTATTCCCAGTTAAAAATTATATCCTCACCTGTAATTAAATTTTCATTAAATAAAATATTGTATTTTTTAATTATTTTTGAACTATATACATATCGCCAAACAGAAGGAAATTCTTTATTAGAATTCAAAACTCCTGTATCAAACCAATTATATACATCGTCTAATGAAAGACCTAGTATAGAGGGTATTAATATATTTTTTATCTCATTTTCATTAAGAAAAGTTTTATTCATTTTAGGATATATGGATTTTATATTATTACTCCAATCAACTCTATAATATCCCATAAATAAAGTATCTACTTTATTTGTATTTAATATATTAATTATATTCTCAAACATTAGTTCATCTACATAATCATCCCCATCAATAAAACATATGTATTCCCCTTTAGCATACTCTATCCCTTTATTTCTAGCCGAAGATATTCCACCATTTTGTTTTTCTAAAATCTTAATCCTTTTATCTCTGGCTTTATATTTTTTTAATATGTTTTTACTCCTATCAGTAGAGCCATCATCCACACAAATAATTTCTATGGTTTCTATATTATTTTTTGTCAAACTTTCTAAGCATTTTTCTATATAATTTTCTATATTATATATTGTTACTATTATACTTAACTTAATCATGTTATCCCCCTTTTAAGTATAATAGTAACACATAATTATAATTATATCATTTTAATATTCTTGCATTTTGGCTAATATTTGTGCATCACTTAATGCTGTAGAATATATATCGCAATCAGTTACCTCAGAAGATATGTTTACTACATGGTCTGCAGTTGAATTAAATTTTTTCATATTTGGATAGTTATACTTATTTCCTTCACTATCTATAGCAACCCATGTATTATCGGCAATATTTTTTCTAACCGCTATTCTATAGGTTTCACCTGCTATAGGAGACGAGTTTATTGTAACAGATTTAGTATTAGCAAGTTCTAATTTATTTTTATAATATCTAACTATAAACCCATATGTTAAAGCGGCCTCTGTACCATCTTCCTGGCATTGTATACAATAGATATTCCACATATCAGTAGGTGCTACAGTTTTTAATATAACAGTAAAATCTTTCTTAGTTTCAATTAATTTTACATCTGTTGTAATATTTTCCTTATTATTTCTCAATGTATATAAATCCCCATCAGCAATAGCTTCTTTTACAGTTATATTGAATGTAGCAGATTTTGAACCATCTTTAGTAGTAACTGTTATTATTGTATTTCCTACTGTAACACCTTTAACAGTACAAGTTAATCCATTCGGTGTGATAGTTACATTATTATTATCTGCATTCCAATTAACATTCTTATTAGTAGCATTCGAAGGAGTTATTGTAGCAGTTAATGTAATATTTTTACCTGTTCCTACGGTATTGTTACCACTTATTTTAATATCTTCTATATTTACTACGACATTTTCCACACTTATATTACAAGTTGCCTTTATAGAACTATCCTCTGCACTTGTTGCTGTAATAACAGAAGTACCTATTGTTTTGCCACTTACAATGCAAGTTAATCCATTTGGTGCGATAGTTACATTCTCATTATTGCAACTCCAAGTGATAGTACCATTCGAATTTGATGGAGTTAATGTAGCAGTCAATCTAGCTTCTCCATTATAAGGAACTATAAGACTTGTATTATCTAATTCTATTGCTGTAATTGGTATTGGAATTAAATTAGCCATTTCACCATCAACATAACCATTTCTTTTAGAAATAAATGTGCAAAGGGTATCAAATGGGTTTGAATAAGTCTTACCCCATTTTTTACAATCTCTTTCATAATTTTCTGTTTTTACTAATTTCATAAAATCATCTAATTTAGCAACGACATTTCCAAAGGAAAGAATACTTTTTCTTAATTCATTATATCTAGTAACCATTTCTGTGGCAAAACATTCTTCTAATCTGGCAAATAATAAAGAATCACAACATTCATATTCTTCTGGGCATTTTCTATTATATAGATATACTTGTGCGCCACCTGTATTAGCACCCCAAATAGAATCCATATCGTATGCACTGCATCTCCATATAACTCCATCATATGTACACATTATAAGATTTTTTCCTAATCCATCTGTATTACAGTTTAAATACGTAAAAATATAATAATCTATCGCAGATTGAACATCTAAATAATTTCTTATAGTAGATTTAAATGTAGCGTTATCTGTATCTTTTATGCACTTAATCAAATTATTAAATGAAGTAACTAACATAGGATTTTCTTTATCTGGAAACTCTAATCCCCATGCATCGTTAAAATTCGATATAGTCGCTCTAAATGAAGCTGCACCATTTTGAGTATCAGCACAAATTACACAATGATTTGAATTGTTTTTGTCCATATTAAACATCCATCCATCTTTAGGTATGTTTAGTGTATATACTCCGTGATATTCATCGTTTATATATACATTAACAGGAAAACCATCTATAGCACCATTATTAGGACTTTCTCTCAGTTCTTGTGGTAAAGAATTATAATCTTTTCTACTTTTTACAATCTCTGACCATAGATTTGCACTTACTATGTTTTTAGCATGTGTTGACATATCAATATAATTTGCCTTTAAACAATATTTGCTTTGTTTTCCCCATCTAAAATCAATTTTCTTTTTATTTGCACATGCTAAATCTTCGAAAATATTCATAGTATAATTTTTCTTATCATACTTTAAAGATGAACTGCCTTGCCATTTTAATGTTACATATCCATCAAAATTAATATTTTGACTTCTATAATTAATCTGTAAAATTTTTTTAACCTCTTTAGACATACCACTAGTATCGCCAGTAAAAAATATACTTGGCAAATTATTATTACCTATATTTGCATTCTCAACTTTGCTCGCAATATCTTTACATTGTGCAGCAACTTCATTTACTGCACCTTTAACATCTTTAGCAGTTGTAGTTAATTCCTCAGTACCTAAATCAGTTTTAATAGTATTTATGTCAGTTTTTATTTCGGTATCATCATAAGATGTGCCAGTTCCACCTGCAGGTAATTCAGTACCACTATCTAATTTTGTTCCATCCTCTTTTGCTAGGTATATTTTCCCACCTTCTACTATAGATTTAGCAGGCATTTTATTTACTTTGTCTACATTGTCTTTTGCTACTTTTTCAAGTTTATTTAATTTTGCACTAGAGATTACATCTCCATTTCCCCAATTAGTTTGATTGTAAGTTCCGTCACTATTATAAGTATCAATTGCATCTCCATCTAAACTAAGCATAGATACATCTGCTACAGCACTGTTAACTGTTGCTATGTCACCTTCTTCAAACAATGGTTTTAGAATATGTACTGCACCTTTTATTATTGGAAGTGATCTTATACTTTCTTGACTTTCATTAAGAAGTCTTAGTTGTAAATCATAATCTCCTAATTCAGTATCTTCATCTATTAATTGTCCCTCTATTACAAATACAACTTTACCATCGTCAGTAGCTTGTATTGGGAATTCCTTTTTCACCTCTGCATTTTTATACCACTTAACTTGTGCATAGGATGCTTTATATTTCACTAGTAAGTTACTTAAATCATCTGACTTATATCTGTATTTATTATCTACAATTTCTATTAACAATTTAATATTTCTATCATTCTTATATAGAAATATTTCTTCATCTAATTTGGCTGTATTCTTTGAAACTGTCAACTTACAATCGGTTGTGATGTAATCATTATTAGCCATTTCAAACACCTTCCTTTCAAAATAAAAAAGAGAACTAAAAATTTAATTTTAATTCTCTGCTTATTTATCTATTTTATCTGTGGATTTTAATTCTTCATTTTCTTTTTTAAGTTTATCTATTTGTTGCTTATATATTTCACATTGAGCTTGAAATAGTACTTTTTGATGATTAGCTTGTGCCAATTCTTGTTTATATATTTCAGTTATTATATTTATTGCATCCATTCAATCACCTCCTATTCTGTATAAGTTACTTTCATTGTTACACTGCCGCTACATACTGCATAACTACTAGCATTATAAGCTGATTGAATACCGAATCCTTTTATAGTACCACCTGAAAGTGCATTAAGTATAGTACTATTAGTTATAGTTAACTTTCCACTATTACCAACTGCTATACTAACACTTCCACAACTTGAACCGTATGAAGGTTTCCCACTTGGTCTACTTGCATAGTTATGAGTCTTAACTACTATAGGTACTGCTGCATGAACACCACCAGATATTCTCTTAATAGTAAGTTCAATCTTAGTGATATTTTTTTCTTTGAATCGATTGAATTGAGTACCAAAGAACCAACATCCATTACAATCTCCGTAGCCATAATCACCTTGTCTTGCAGTATTATCTTGTTTCCAGTTATTATATACAGAACTTCTATAAGTGTCCCCACTATTAGATTTTATAGTAATTACTTTTGTAGTTGATGTAGTAGGGGCTTTGTCTGGGTCTGTAGTTTGATTACCTCCAGCAAATGTTGCTTTTGCGTGTTGTATAATTTGTCCTGGTAATGTTTGAGCGGTATTTGCAGTTAAACCACCGCAGTGAGCTGCATTGGCTATTGTTATAAATGCACTAGTAGTTTGAAATCCGTATTCACTACATACACCGGCGGAACTCGCATCGTGTATTCTTGCACAGGCACTACCTCTGTACCCTATTTCACAGTTAACTAATGTAGTATTTTTAATATACATTGAGGCAAAGGCATCCCCGATATAACCTACAATATTACTTTGCCCATCACTGTGTTTATTATCACTACCATAAACTTTAACGCTGTATGTATTGAGTGAACTACTTTCCTGCGATATAATACTACCAGTTCTACCAGCTACTGCACAACCTGTGTCGGGGTGGACAACACCGATTTGTCCTTCTTCGGTACCTGGCCAGCCACCATATACCCATAATTTGGCACTACTCATATAGTTTCTAATGTATCCGTATAATGTGTGCCCATCTAAATAAAGTCTTATTTGTCCACTAGTATAATTTTGGAAGTCAGCATTTTCGGTTATATCCCCACGCATCCATATATTTATTCGTTTACCATTAAGAAATTTAGGTAAGGCATCTATTACTCCTCCCATTGTTTTATATACTGCACCTTCTGTTAATTCAACATCATCACTACCTGATGAAGGGTCTATTTCAATTTGTATATCGTCATCCAGTGTGCTTGGATATTGTGCATTATTTATTTTATTGGCTGTAATTGTATCAGCAGTAAGTTCCCCTTCAACCGAGAAACTATCCCCGATAACTTCGGAACCTTGTATTTGTGCTCCTACTATATTACCTTCACTATCTACACTAAAAGTATTACTTTGATTTTTAAAAGTACTACCTATTATAGTTTCTCCGGGAATAGTACCATTACTCAATATACCACCTAACATTGTAATTCCATCACTTTCAAGTTTAAATATATCTGTTCCTTTACACTTCAAATAAAATCCAGTAGGTGACATATGAGTATAACTATTATCATCAATACTAGTATGTAATACCTTAATCCCACTTGCATTCTGTTGTATTATACCCATATCAAAACCATCTGTAAATTTTGCAGTAAGGCTGTTTGCAGTTTGTTCTACCTTAGATACATCATTTCTAATAGTTCCTAGTGAGTCATTAGTGGCATAAGTATTACTCACTGTTGTTTTGAATCCATCTAATGATTGCTCAAGTTGTGATGTCTTAGTATATACTTGTTCTAAAGTAGGTGTAGTATATTTTGTTTCAGTTGGATTTTCAAAGTCTAATTTAAAACGTAGCCAGTACCAATAACCTTTTTCAGCAGTAGGCATTGTTGCAGTCCATTCTCCACCAGTTTGTGTTGTGTTACTAGTTGATTTATACCATTGTGGTGTACTGTTTACAAGGGATTGACCTTTTTCCCCTGGGTCACCTTTTCCTCCTGGTGTACCTGGTACACCTTGTTCCCCTTGTTGTCCTTTATCTCCTTTATCTCCTTTTGCCCCTTGTTCACCTTTTATTTTACTCCATGTGTATGCAGCAACGGACTCACTATCATTATTGTTTGTATCGGTGTAAACTCCTATATATGCTCCCGGAGTTTCGCCTTTATTTGCAGTAAAAGTTTTACCTGCATCGTCACTATATTTTATGTGTAGGTAGTAAGTTTTCCCGTTAGTACCATTAGTTCCAGGTATACCTTGTTCACCTTGCATACCTTCAAATCTACTCCATGTATAAGCAGTATAATCTGCACTATCATTTGGGTTATAATCAACGTATGTACCTATATAAGTACTTGGAGTTTCACTCATTGGATTACCGTTTGCGTTGGCACTGTATTTTATATGGAAATATGTTGTTTTACCATCTTTACCTGGTGTACCATCTTTACCTGGTGTTCCTGGTACCCCTTGTTCACCCTTCTCACCTTGTATACCTTGTATACCTTGTATACCTTGGTCGCCTTTTTCCCCTTTAATGTTACCACAATCTACCCAGTCATTTTTACTTGTTGACCAAGTGTATAAAGTACCATTAACAGTATAGCAATCACCAGGATTTCCTGTTGGGTGTGCTTGTTTTAAGGCTTCTAATGAAGGGTATTTATCTAATATATTTACACCAGTACCGTCTTCACCTTTGGCACCTTGGATACATACTGGAGTAGAATATGTTGTTGTGCCATTTACTTTACCATAGTTAATACGTTGCCATATATATTTTCCTTCTTGCCATTGTGGAGTTGTTGTTGACCAGCTACCACCTTGTAATGCACCAGAACTAGTTGATACATAATATTCAATGGTAACACTATTAAGAGTTGAACCCATTGAACTAATAGTTTGTTCGTGTTTATCCACTGTGTCTTTTACACTATTAAAAGCATTTTTTAAAGTGGTAGTTGTGCCCTCTTCTTCTATAGTGGTATTAGTTATTAATGTTTCAATTTTACCATTAGCTACTCCTATATTAGTTGTATTAGTAGTTACTTGTGTTTGCAATTTACCCATATCTCCAGTAGCAGTATCTACCTTAGAAGACAAGCTATTAAATAACACATCTAAAGTTTGGTTTTTATCATCAAATTTTATTTTACTTGATTTTAATGTATAACCACTATCATTCATAGTTGAAAATAAACTTGCAATATCAAGTTTACCTGCACTAATATTGGCATTGTCGGCCACTTTAGCATTTACTATTAATCCATCTTTTATGGCATCACTTGATTGAATACCATTTTGGTTAATAAGTTGCCCTTTTCCATCCGTTCCATATAGAACAAAGGTAAAATCACCAGTGGCATCTTTTCCTATTTGTATACGTACCTTACCAGTACTGTCCTTAAATTGTTGTAAATTACCTTGCAGCAACATTGAGCCATCATCACTTTGAATACTTACATTATTAGTATTAATTATACCTGTATTAATTTTGTTGGCACTAACAGTATCAATCATAGCGTCTTTTATTAGTGCATTCTCAATAGTTGTATTTTTTGATGTTAGTATTAAGTTTTGTATATCTTTTATGGTTGCACTATTACCAATTAATACCCCTATATGCGCTAAATCAGCTTGTAAGTTTTTTATAGTGGCATTAACTGCATCTAAATTACCAACATCTAAATTATCAATTTTAGCATTTACTGCTGTAAAATTGTTTGTAGTAAGGTCTTTAAATTCACCTAAATCAGCTTTTACCTTTTGTGCCTCTAATTCTATTACTTTTAGTTTTGGTACTTGTTCTCCGTCTAATAATAAATTACCTTCATCATCTACATATAACCACGGAGCCTTTCCATCTTTTGTTAGTGTTTCCAATAGTTCTTGTAGGTCTTGTGGTATTTTAGTATCCGGGTCAGTTTGTAATGCTTTTGTTTCGGGGTCACCACATAAGTCAGTTATTGTTTGCTTAGCAGTTTCCAAATTATTGGTTGCGTCTTGTAGTTCTGCACTCATTTCCTCTGTCATTTCTTCTGTACTTAATGCCTGCATTAATACAGCAACAATTCTATCCATAGCCTCGTTATAATCTTCTCCAGCCTGTTGAATATCTCCTATTTTGGCGTCCTCACATTCTTCATCTTCGATACTCTCAACTTGTACATCAATTCTATCTTGGTCATCTTCTACAGTGTCAGGTACTTCATAATACGTATCATCTTCTGTAGTATCGTCAGAAGCAGCTACAGTAGCTACTTCTGGTTCCTCTGCAAATTCCTCCATATCCTCATCTAGTGTTGGCCATACAATCATCTCACCATCATCATCGTATATAGGTCGCTCAACGTGCTCTTGTCCATCACCAACCACGCAAATCCCTCCTATCCTATCATAAATCTGCCTACAAATAATATATTTTTACTCGCAAGGTTTTTTACTTTCACTTTCCTAAATACGCCACTTGATAATCCATTAGTACATTCAAGTGCTACATAGTCCCCGTCTTTGTCTTTTTCTACTACTATAGCAGTATGTGATATTGCCATAAATTCACCATTATTTTTACTGTCAGTGTCCATGAATATAATATCTCCAACAGCTAAATTCTTAAAAGTTTGTAAGTCAGCTACATCTACAACCCAATTCTTTTGTACAAAGTATTTACCTATATTAGCTTCATTTCTAGTGGATGGTATTGCCCAACTAACACTATTATTTCTATTATTATCAGTTTTCTTTTCATTGCCATATGGTGATTTATCATAAGTCCAACCTGTTAATACATAATTAAGGAAACAACTATCATCTATTTGGTACTTACCATTTACTTTCCATTTATTGATATTTTCGCTTGGATTCTTGAAGTCACAAGGAGTTGTACTATTATAACTGAACTTACTATTATTAGTGTAGTAACTATTGGCGATTTTAACCAGATCTGAGGCGTATTTGAATAGTGGTTGTGCATAATTACTGCCTTTTTTCTTAGCTCCAACACTTCCAAGGTATGCTTTATCACTAATTGTAGTATCAGGATTATAGTATACGGATACAATGTAAGTAGTATTTACTTTTGGTATTAATACACCATTCTTACAGTCAACACCTTCCAAATATACCGCGTCAGGTTGTATTAGCTTAAATCCTTTGGCAGTAGTAAATATAATACGAGCATAGTAACTATCATTATAATTAGTGGATGAAGTTGCTGGCACTCTAAATTGTAGTTTTGTCATTGGTTTATTATAAGTATAAACACGCTGGCTATCCAACATTTTATTACTAGTTACGCTATTACTTTCCCAATCTGCTCCATCTCCAAAGTATAATATCTTTTTCTTATATTCCTTATAATAAGTTTGAGTACTAGCCTTATCCTTCATAGTCCAACTGTTTGAAGTTAGACTACTTAACCACAATGTTTTATCACTAGTATTACACATATCCTTTGGTTTCCTTAGAAATATTACATATTTTGTCTTATTGCAGTAATCAAGCATCATTGTATTGAAATCATTTATTAATGTATTCATATTCTTATAATCACTTCCATAAGCACTTGTTAAATGGCATTCCTCACATACAAATATAGGTTTCTTTGGATACTTTTTAAGTAAAGCTTTTATCAGTGATGTATAGTCCTCTACTACACTCTCAATATTATCTGTTATAGAAGGTACTCCAAATGCTAACATTACATGGCTTACAGTTTTAGGATATGGTGTTTTGTCTGTAACGCCGTTAACAGTGATATTAGTAATAAGTTTTCCACCTTCTACAAAGTCTTTAGGAGCTGCACTGTTAAGTCCTTTAAATGTAACTTCATAAGTTGAACCATCTGGGTCGTCTACTATGTCTTTTGGTGGTGTTGGCTTAGTAGCTGATTGGTTTTTAACTTTGGCTTCCTTGTCCGCCCTTGCTAAGTCCCAAGGTCTAAGTATTATGCCATGTGTATACCAGTGAGTCATACTACCTCTTGAACTATATGTTATACTCATGTCTTCATATCTTATAGCTCTAGGCCATTTATAAGGTGCACTAGCATGAGCTATCATACGTTTACCATTTACTTTTCCGCAATATACTACTACGTGATGTGTGCCACCACTAGCATATTTAGAGGAACCTCCAGACTTTGATGCCCAACTAACGGTTACACTTGATGGAACTGTGGCATTACTTAACATTATTAAATCCCCAGGTAGTAATTCATTAATTGTTGTACTTGTTAGTTTCTTTAATGTATAGCCACTGTATTTACAAGCACTTTTAACTAAAGTCCCATATGAACAGTTGGCTCCACCATATTTGGCAGTTACACTTCTAAGACCTGCATATAAGTAAGCACATGAACTAAGAGAAGAACACACATAACAGTATGGATTTTTAATACCATTTATAGTTCCACTTACTCTATGTCTTTTACTATCATCATAAATACAAGCTCCTGCATAATATGTAGCTTTTTTATACTTTTGATGTAATTCTGCTATCTCTCTAGCTTTATTTACTATTTTCTTTCTTACATTTTCTGCAACGCCTTTTTTAGTAGTAGTGTTATCACTTATGCTCCATGTAGGTGCATTTTTAACACTTGCTGCTCTAGTCATTGAAGACTCTGTAGATACGGCAGTAGCTTCGGCACTCTTATTTGATGTGCCTGGTTTTATTGCTCCATACCCTCTTTTTTTACCCTTACTATCAATGCAGTATGGTAATTGTCCATCTACTACCTTGTACCATCTAAGATACCACTCTATATTAGTAGGTGTACCCCATCCGGTTACTTGTTTATATTTCTTTCTATAGTCTTTCCAAGGTGCCTGCATTGTGTCGATTACTTCCCAGTATTTCTTCTTAACTGCTGCAGATTGTTTATACAACAATGAACTTTTACCACTTGGTGACACATATATACTTAATTTGTATCTATCTCTTATATAATGCATGACTACCCATTGAAAACCGCCTATCCCTAGATTGTATCCACATAGAGCCGCAAGTATATTCCAATGGTATTCTTCAAGTCTTGCTCTCATTTCATTGCACCCGACCATTATCTGATTACATATAGCTTTATCCACCTTTACACCGTTTATTACCTTAGTTCCACAAGATTTAGGTTTCATATTAGAATAAGTCGGTGTAAAATATTCAACTTTGCCATCTAAATATTTGATTTTCATTTTCTTATTGAAATAAGTACCTCTTTCACACTGCATAAGTCCATATCCACCCGTCGGGTCTTTTGTAGCATCATATGGATTTGCAGTAGACTCAGCATATATCATTGCATAGACTAGTTGTGGGTCAAGTCCAAATTTCTTGCTATAATATTCAACTGGTGCGTATATTTTCCATGTATTGGATTTACTACGCAAATTCCTTAAATTGCTATACTTATCGCTCCATTTCCCTAATCCAAAGCCGGCATAATAATCTACTGCCGCCTTGTATTGTTTTGCAGTTTTACTACTATCTTCTTTTTTATTGGGTTCAGGTTGTGTAGTAGGTGTTTTACCTTTTATTTCTCCGCATTTATATGTAATACAGTCACGTATTCTACTATCCCCTATCCATAATCCATTATCTATTTTCTTTATGTTTATAGCTCTATAATCTTCTGTGTCCTCACTTATTTTACTTGTATCATCTCCAGGTTTTACTGGGTCAGGTACTACTTTATCTGTATATTTTTTTATAAGGCTATCAATGTTTTTTTTATCCACACCTAATTGTTGTAGGTACTGTCTTATTGCTAATATATCGCTTGTAGTTAGTTTTCCTGCCTTTTTAATAATATCTATAGTTTCATTTATAATATCTTCTTTTTTTAACGATTTGATATTACTTTTTACATCTTTGAAGTTTGCTAAGGTTATTTTATTTTCACTGTCTGTTAATTCTAATTCGCTTATTCTTCCTTCCAATTGTATAGGAGGATTAAACTTATCATTTACTATATAATTAGTGTCTCCTACCTCAATTTCATCATATTCATCATCTGTTAAATATACTGGTATCTCATATGAATATTTTATTTGTTTAACTTCCTGCAATTTCTTATATGTTTCTAATAACAATGCTCCTGGGTCTGTTGTATCACTAGTATATTTACCTAATATATACTTGTCCCCATTTGAAAACATATCATGTGCATCTGGATCTAATAGAAAATCTTGTCCTAATGGTTTATCTAAAGGGTCGCCTTGGTCTTTTTCCCATTTAATATCTTTGAATGTAATACCATTAGCTCCTACACCTATAAGCCCACTAGCAAGGTCTGTAGCATCGCCTGTCCTTTTCATGCCATAACTGTTGAAATCATAATCATATCTTTTATATGTTTTATTCCCTCTTTCACCATCTGCATAACAATTAACAATTAATTCATAATTTCCGTTAATGCTATCTATAGGATTTACTGTAAATTCATATTCGCAATTACCATATCTAGCTATTGATTCTTGAATTACTGTGTAAACGGCTTTTGGCTCTGTAATATTAGTTTCTACTGATATATCATCAAGTTCTGGGCTTACATAACCTTTTTTATAATTTGTGTCTTTAAGAATAGTATCTAAGAATTTATTCATATTACCAGTTATAGTAGATTCTCTTATATAATCATTCCTTAATTCAAGCCCTACAATTTCAGATTGTACATTCCTTACTACTGAATCGATATTTTCTTCATCTTCACAAGCCATAATCTGAAACATCTTATATTTATTATTTCGAATGAATAATACAAAATTTCTCTCAGTTATTGCCTGTTCTAATTCTTCATCAAGAGTAACTGAAAAATCAAAGGTTTCAGCTCCAGTTTCAAGATATGGATGATATGAATAATCAAAATAAAGGCTAGGTGTTAACCTAGCACATATCTTCTTATCGGAATCTAAAATTGTTAATTCACCTAGCACTTTATCACTCTCCTAACCATTTATCCCTAAATATCACACTCGTTGTAGTATCTGTATCATTGCTGTTTGTTTTTATATTATTTTCTCCTGTCTCTAATTCAAAATAACGACTACCTATGTCAACTAAATCATCGCATGGCTCATCATTTAAATAGCATCTGTGATTTTCACAGTCTATTTCAAGCACATCTCCTTCTTGAAAATATACAATATTTTTAGGAGTTTCTTGTTCTTTAGGATTTAATTCATCAACTCTAATATGTGTTAAGCTCATAGCACTTGATTTATCAAGAGTGCTAGTAGTTCCTATATATAAAACTACATATGCTAATTTTTCAGTTGGTAAATCAGAATATTTTAAGTTTTTACTACTTTGGCTTTTTATAGTTTTGCCATCCTTAATCTTAGTAACTGTAACATTCCATACATATTTCTTATTGATTTTTTCTCTTGACAATGTCCATTGGCCATAATATTCATTCCAACTACCTAATTTCCCAGATAGTTTATTACTAACTGTAACAACTGATTTTCCTGATTTATCAGTAATTATATATGTTTTAGTATTAGGCTTTGGCACTTTTGTTGAATCTTTAAGAACTGTTCTTGATCCTATAGTACATCTAGGATATGTATACTCATACCACGCATTATCGTCATACATTCCTAAAGTAAATAATTTTTCCCCATTAACACCAAAACCATATAACTCAATTATTCCTGTTTTATCATCAGCAGTTTCAAAGTCTTCATCATCTGGATAACTATACACTGCATTATCAGCATTAACCAGATAGTCTTTTGCTATATACCCTGAATATCCTTTGTATTTCTTAGCTAATTTATAATATGTAAGCTTACTATCTTTATCATAATGATCTTCCATTATGCATCTTACACAATCTCCTATTGGCACAGTAGCCACCATTTTACTTGATTTCTTGGCTGACTTTCTTATTGCTAATTTCTTATCTTCTTTATTATCTGGAGCAATTGCTACAAAGTTTCTAACTGTTAATTTAACCTCCGTAGTATCATATTGTTTTGTTAGGTAGGAAGCACTGCAATATCCAGTAGTTTTTACTGTTTTCTTATTCTTATCAGTGTACTCATAGTCAAAACTAACCCATCCATTCTTTAGTGTTCCATTTTTAATCTTGTGACCATATTTAAATGTACCTATCTTTTTATAGTTTGTTCCTGGACCTTTTCGAACATTTAGTGATGAACTAGTTACTTCATAATAAGGGATCTTTTTACCTGACAATATTTTTTCGTCTTCATTCTTATACTTAGGTTTACTAGGGTCACCGTTCTTTCCTGTGCTATTATGTCTCATAAATGCTGTTAATTTAAACTCATCAACACTATGACTTAAATCCTGTCTTACACATACTCCCTTCCACGTAGTGTCACCACTAGGTACTGTCCCCATAATAACACTATTTCCACTTTCACTTACTGCTAGAGTTCCGCCTACAGTCCTATCAGAACCGATACTAGCAGAAGATGTTGTCCATCCGGATGTATCTTCACATTTATCATATAATACTTTCGTTGATTGTTTTACTGCTGATAGAGACAATGTAGGATATTTACCTACTAATATTCTTTCCCCTGTTTCTTTGTGCTCAAGTTGAGCATAATATGCATCTGTTGAAAATCCTATCTGGATAATTGGAGATATTGCCCTATTGCCAGTAACATCACATGTCAAATCACTACCTTCTGCATCTATTGCAGTTATTTCATCTGAATAAAAATATGGTTCTGGGCAAAATAACTTAATAGTAGATTCATAAGAATAAAAACATACAGGGTCTTTTTCTATTTTATCTTGTAGTATAGCTAAAATAAATCTTTCCTTGTTAATATAAAAAGGTTTAGGCTCATCTACATCAAATATATCTCTTATATCTTTTAACTTTTCATTAAGTTCTTCTTTAGTATCGCAGTCAATTAATATGTCTATCTCTATAACATATGATTCGTATTTCTTACCATTGTATATTTCTCCATCTCTGGATGCTATATCAAGCGTTGATATTTTATTAGAAGGTAATATAGGCAATCTTATTTCTTCAATGTCACATACTTCAGATAAATTGAAGCCATTGTATTTTACATTATCATATCTATGCATTATATACCTCCTAATCTATTTAATCTTTTTGTTCTATTACTTATATCTTCTTGAACTGGTTTTGATGTTAAGCGGCCTACTTTCTTACTGTCCATATACATACCAATGCCATTTAGTGCATCGACCATAGCTTCTCCCATTCTATCATAATCAATAGCTGTATTTCTCGCCATTGTATCAAGCTTATCATCTAGATAATTATAAAATGAATTTAAAGGTAATATAGCTTCATCTCCTGCTTCTCCACCTCCAAATAAGGTTGGCTGTGTCATAATACCACCCTTAGCATACCAGCTTATACCAAACGAAGGAACACTTGGAGGATTTAAACTAAAACTGCCACTAACACTAAAATGAGGTAACTTTATCTTTGGTAATGACCATGAAAAATTAAAGAATGATTTCATTCTATTTATTGCATTGCCAACTGCATCCTTAGCAGCATTAATCTTACTACTAATAGTATTATAAATACTGCTGAATATTGAACTGACTGTACTATAAGCTGACCTAATTGGATTTATTATATAAGTCTTAACTAAATTAAATCCTGTTTGTACTACTGATTTCACAGTATTAACCTTAGTTTGAATAGTAGATTTAATTGCATTCCAGACTGTAGAAATTACAGTCTTAATACCATTCCATATGGAATTTGTAATAGTTTTGATTGCATTCCACACTGTAGTGATTATAGACTTAACTAAATTAATACGATTAGTTATAGATGTTTTTATTAAATCCCATACTGTAGAAATTACAGTCTTAATTCCGTTCCATACAGTGCTTGTAATGGATTTAATTGAATTCCATACGTTTGATATAGTATCTTTAATACCATTCCATACCTCAGAACATTTCGCTTTAATTGTATCCCAGTTTTTATACAACGTTATACCTATTGCTATTAATGAGGCTATAACTGCCACTACGATAAGTACTGGAGTTGATATACCAGCTATAACTGCACCTAATCCAGTAAAAAGTCCTATCAATGGTTGTAACGTTAACATTAAAGTCCCAATTGTAGAACCAACTAATAATAATATAGCTGCTACTGCTGCTATAGTTGCTATGGTTGATTGTATGCCAGATGGTAGACTGTTAAACCAGTTAGCTAAACCATTAAGCGCATCTAAAACTACATCTATGGCCGGTTTTAAACTTTCTTGAAAAGTTCTTTTTATACCTTCTATAGCGCTTCCTAAATCATTATATTTAATCTCATTTAGTTGCCCTAGTGAATCCTTTGACTTATCAGCTTCACCTGATATATCCATTAATGCCTTGACTCCATCTGCCCCTAAATCTTCCCACATAGTACCAAACAATTGTACTCCTAATGTATTCTGTTCTATAGGATCTTTTATTCCAAATAAAGCACTTGTAACTTGTGATAATGCTTGTTTTGCTTCTTTTCCACCTTTCCCAAACTTAGCAGTAGTTTCATCAACATTAAGTCCTAACTTCTTAAATGCATCATCTGCTGTACCATCTTTAACACGTATGCCAAATTCTTTTACTGCATCTCCTAATTTATCCACTGAAAATGTTCCTGATTCTGCACCATTTTGAAGCATATTGAACATATCTTCGCCATCTAAACCTATTTGCTTAAAATGTACTGAATATTCGTTTATAGTATCTAATAAATCATCATTTTTGTTTAAGCCATTTTGTGCACCTTGAATAATTAGATTATATGCTTCATCGGATGTATAACCAAATTGTTGCATAAGCATGTTAGCACTACGTACTGATTCAGCAACATCCATATCAAAAGTATCACGTAGTACAAATGCATTCTCAGCAGTTTTCTTAAGTTCTTCGCCAGTTTCTCCAGTTTGTTGCTTAACTATAGCCATGGTTTCAGCTATATCGTTCATATCCTCTCCAAAATTATCAGCATAAATTTCATGCATTACATTTTCAAGAGATTTGAACTCATCCTTTGTGGCTCCAGTTTGAGTAATTAAAGTATTTAGCGCCTTGTCACTATCCACGCCAAACTCAATCAATCCGCTTGCAACCTCTTTAGTTGTATCATTAAGTGCATCTAATTTATCTTTTACTATATCACTAGCTAAATTGCCTTTCATTATATCTGTGACATTATCTGCACTATCTCCTAGTTCTTCATAATTATTAGCCAACTCTTCGGATGCATCTTCTACTTCTTTTAGTGCATCTTTATTTTGTTTAAGTTCTGCCGATAGTGATTGTATCTTACTTTCTAGATTTTTAGCCTCCTGAGAACCTTGACCTTGTTCAAGACATACATTTTGATATTCTCGTTTTAACTGTCCTAATTCATTTTCTTGTTTACTAATAGTAGACTCTAATTTGCCTAATGCACTTTCAGATTGTTTTGTAGAATTCTCTAATTCTTGTAGTTTTGAACTTGTTTGAGATAATGTGTTTTGTATCTTAGCGTTTTGAGTTTCAGCAGTTATCAGCTTATCTGTCCACTTTTTTACTTCTTCACTATTTTCACCATAAATTTGTTTAGCTTTTTCTAGACATTCTCTTGTATAATCTATTTTTTGAGCGCTGGCTTGTAGTTTATCTTGTAGTAGCTTTTGTTTATTTTCCAAAAGTTCAACACTATCACCATTAGCTTTGAGTTGAGTAGCATTAAGATTCAACTGTTTATTCAATGTACCAATATTGCTATTCATCTCTTTAATTCCAGCGGTAAACTCGGCAGTTTCTGCTTTAAAGGTTATCTTTGCTTCCTTATTATTAGCCATTTTATCACCTGCCTTTTATTTTCTTCTTTGTCTTTGTTTTTCATATTCTTTTTCTTTTACATAGTTAATGTAATTATCGTATGCTATTTTATCTTCTAAAATAGATAAAAGTGAAGAGTAATCTACATTAAAGAAAATCTCTTCACTCATTCCTAAAATTAATACAAAATATGTATAATAATCCTCCCAATCTTCAAGAATAAACTTTGGGATTCTTGTTCTTGATTTATTTACTCTTCCTGTAGCTTTAATGAATGGTTGTCTAAACCCTACTTTTTTTTAGGGCGTATCAATTCAGCTGTTACAGTGTTTATAAGCTCCATATCTGGAGGTACCATCTCAATGAATTTATCCTCGCTCATTACTTCATCTGTACCTAATTTTTCTGAGTTAGCACAAAGGTAAGCAACATATAATACCTTTAAGCTATCAAAGATAGGGTCAAAACCCTTACCGCCTTCTAAAGCTTTCATATATTCTTCATATAACTTTTTATTATTATTTTTTACTTTTAATAGTCGAGCAAAATTTAAAGTTAGTTCAATTTTAGATCCATCTATTAATTCTAGTTCTAGCATAGTACATTTCATTATATATCACCTACCTTCGATTTCTTATACACTTGATTTTCTTACTAAGGCCGGTGTGAATGCAGTTAGCCATGTACTTTTTACTGTTTCATCAACATCATTAGTCACTACCATTTCATACTTACCATTACCAAAGTCATCTGGCATTATTGATATTTCTATTTCAATTTCCGCTATTTCTTCTGCTCCATTTTCGATACTTCCTTTTGGTGCAGAAGCCATTATGCATCTTGGATAAGCTATCATCTTTTCTAGCCCATCTTCATCTAATACTTTAGCTACATAAGTAAACTCTTTATGTCTACTATTTCTACCATAAGCTACTACCCCATCTTTCAAGTCTGTACTTTCCATTCCAAATGCTTTTACATAAAGATCATATCTAATATGTAAAGATAAAGTTAATGTACCATTACCAGTTCCTATTGTTCTTGTTTTAGCAACAATACCTTCACATTTTTTTTGTACTACTTTACATTCTAGTTCTTCATCTAATTTACCTACGCATCCTAGTTTATTAAATGAGCTTTCTGCTGCATCATTAAATTTTACAGATGATTCTTTGACTTCATATTCTGCGAAATTAGTTTGATATATAGCCATCTTATCAATCCTCCTTATTTAAAATTATTTTGTAGTTTTTCTAATAAATTGTTTACTACGTTATCATATTGAGCATCTACCCCATGTTGCATAAAATCATTCGGAACTTTGCCTTGGAAGTGTACTCCTTCTGCTTCCTGTGGAAAATACAAATAATTGTATTGTGTTTTTGTATGTATATATAATGATAAATTTTCTTTCTGTTCAGCTTTCAATGGTGAGCTATCTTTTGCATGTTGCTTATCACGATTTGATACAGGAATATAATTTATTATGGCTTGAGTAAATATGTTGCTAGCTTCGTTTTTTAAGTAATTATTTATTACCTTTTCTGCCCCATCTCCATAACTCATTATGGCCTGTTGTAATCTTTCAACATCTTCGGCTGATAATCCAAATACTGCTCTAGCCATCTAAATCACATCCCTTAAATGCTCTTGTGAATTCTAAAGTCAGCATTTCAACCACCATATCTGTATTATTTTTTGTAATATAATTAAACTGCATCGACTGATCTGTTAGTTTTAACCTTGTATTATCTTGTATTGCTTTTATTACTTTTTGTTCAAAACCTTCTGGGATATAATTTTCCATAATTATATGAACCTGATAATAATAGTTGTAATCTAGTTTACTTTTACCACTTCTATCAAATTCCTTTTTGTTAAATACAAAGTAATTCCATTTATCTTTTCCTTTTGTAAATGTTCTTCCATACCATACCGGTAACTCAAATGTTTGTTCCAATACAGATTGTATTTGTTCAAGTATCCCATCTAATTTACTCAACTTCTGTCACCTCTTCCAAATAAAAATACAACTCTCTATTCTTTCTATCTTCATCTATATAGATGATGTCATACAGTGTATTTTCAATTGTTACTTTGTACTCATTATTTATATTTTTATAGAATCTAGTTTTAACTTTTACATTTAAAGTTCTATCATTTGACTCCGCAAAATCTAAATCTTGTTGCCTTTTACTACATTCTTCATATGCTAACTTAACAATAAATTCAAGATTATCCTTTGTTTTAATATTCTCTTTTGCTCCAAAATTAGTTTTAACTGGTATTTCTTTATAAACTCGAATATATCCATCATTGTAATTACTTACTCTCTTCATAATTTATAACCTCATACATTTGCCTTATTTGCATTATCTCATTGAAATAATTATCATCAAATTCATTGATACAATTGTTATAAGCATACATACAGTAATTAAGAAAAAGGCTATGTTCTATACCCTCTTTAGAGTAGTCTATACTATACCCAAGTTTATAATTCAATGTTAATTTAGCATCTTCTATTATCATATTAAGTTTTCTTTCTGTATCTTCTTCATCCCAGGTAATGTTTAATTTATCTTTCAAATCTTGTAATAAACTATCCATGACTTTCTCCTTTCTAAAAAAGAAAAGACTAGTCATAGACTAGTCTTTCTTATTACTATTGTCCCGCTTTAGTAGTTACAGTTCCTTTAACTGTACTTTCTACAGTTCCTTTTACTTTTGTGTATACTACTGCTTCTTCTAATCCAGATATATCAAGTAATAAAGAACATGTATTATCAAATGCTTTACCTTCTCCATAAGTTTTTATTTTATAAACTCTGTTGTCTTCTAGGAACTGATATTCATCTGAATAAGTTATTACTCCATCTTTTGCTGCACCCATAGCCATAAAGTACTCTTGTGGTAAGCATACTATAGCTTTACCTGTTGCAATTTCATTTGATATTACAACTTCTGTAGGGAATGGGAATACATCTTTTACATATACTCCATTTACATTAAGTAAAGTTGTAGCTGGCATTACTTTAGTTAAGTAATCTATTTGATTACATATAAATAATACTGAACCAAATTTTCTAGTTCTTCCGCCATGTTTTTTACTATTATCATCTGTATATTCTTCTGTTTTAGCCATTTTTGAAATTAAATCACCATAAGTTTTAGGTGAAAAATCTGTTATTTTTATAGCAGTTTTTTGAGGATATCCAGTACTAGTAGAGTATGACACTCCTTTATGTATATCTCTATCTAAACCTATAGGAGAATTTATACCATTTCCACTAACTATTGCTTTTTCTATTCCACATGCTATGGCATCTTTCATTATAGTTCTTACATAAGCATCTATAAATGTAGGTCCTAAATCTAACATATCTTGAGGAACTGAAACAAATGCAGATAATTTATTTTGAGTTATGTCTACTGCTTTAAATGCAGAAGTAAGTTCTTTTGTTATTTTACTGTTTAATGGTCCCCAAACTGCAGTATCTATTGTATGATCATTTAATATCCATTTAGTAAGATATTTAGCATTTACAAAATTTATTTTAGTCAATAGTGGATGTTCTTCTAATAAATCTTTATATATATCAGTTATGATAGTTTCTGGCATTATGCCTTCTGGTGAGCCTATAAAATCTGCGAATGATTGTTGAGGTTTATTTGATTTAGCAGCTTCTATAAATCCTTTATACCATTTTTCTTCAGCAGTAGTAAGTTGTCTATAACCTCTATCTGCTAAAACTGATTTGTCTTGAGTTTGTTGATATTCTAATGCATCATCTTTTATTTTTTGCATTTTTTCTTCTAGTGCATCACTAAGTATTATTACTGCTTGATCTTTATCTTCTGCTTCTAAAAACTTAGTTATTTCTTCTTTAAATTTTATATCTTTATTTAATATCGCCATTATTGTTGGCCTCCTTTTCTATTTAATTTATTTTTAAATTCATTAAAAAAAGAACATTTAGTATGTTCTTCCGGTTCTTTACTCTTATTTTCTTCGCTATTATTAATTTCTGTATTTAAATCATCTTCTTTTTTAGCATTTAAAATAAGTTTCATTAATGATTTTTTAACTGACTGACTAACTTCTTCGGCCTCTTTTTCATTTACTATAGCCGTGATAAATCCTTTTTCTATAGCTTCCTGTGGAGTTATCCAAGTTTCATCATCAAGCATTTGCTTTAATTCTTCTTCTGTTATATTTATTTCTTGCATATAAGCATTGACACTAGCTTGAGTAATTTTATCTAAATCATCGGCTTGTTTTCTTAACTCTTTAGAGTTTCCTTTTACTCTCGTCCATGCATTATGTATCATAAGTAATGATGCAGTGGACATTATTCTTTCATCTCCAGCCATAAACACAACTGAAGCAGCACTACATGCAAAACCATCGCATACAGTTTTCACTTTTGCTTTATGTCTTTTAAGTTGGTTATATATAGCTAAACCTTCCGCTACCTCTCCACCATATGAATTTATGTATACATTTATTTGGTCACACTCTAACTCTTCTATTTGCTTAGATAGTGTATAGCTTGATACATCACTTTCAAGCCATTCCCAAGATGTTATGTCACCATATATTTGTATATCAACTTCATTATTATTTTGAGTTAGTTGGAAATATTTTTTATTCATCTTCTTCACCTCCTCCATTATTATTTTGTCCATCACCTATTAATCTGTTTTCCACTGTATCATAGTTTTTAGTTATAAAGTGTTGTTGACTAAATTTAGTGTTAAGTCTATCAAATCCTATTATTTCTCTAACTTCATCTATACAGCACGTACCAGATGCAATTAATTTGTCTGCTTTTTCAGCAACATCTAATATATCTATATGATTAATAGTTGATGTATCTACTTTTACATAATTTCCTTTCGTCCAATTATCATATCCTCCTGAAGTTTTCCTTGTAGTTTCTTCTGAAATCATATCTGCTATTGGATCTATACAAAATGTAAGAAATACTTTTACTATTTCATTCATATTTGTAATGTTTCCTAACATAAGACTAACTGGTATTTGAAGTGCTTGAGCTACTATTTCAAACATTTCTTTTCTCAATGCCCTAAAATCAGAACTATCCTTATTTGTATTAGTTCCATCCATGTACTGCAAATCATACCCTTTGTATTGTGGATATACAGCATTATCATTTTCCATAAATTCTTTAAGTTGTTTTTGTACTATCTCTCTATATGTTTTCTGAAAGTTTTCATCAGATGCTTTAACTTGGTCTAGAACTAATTTATATTTTGCTCCATTACTCTTTTTATAACTTTTTGCTGCATAAGAAAGTAGTTCTCCATACTGCTCATATAAATTATCGATTAATTTTTTTATATTAGAATTATTTAATTGTAATCTTAATACTTCGCTACTTTTAAAAGTTTTATTTAGCTGTAAATTTCCTATTACAACTCCCTTATATAAGTTTCCTAGTATTGGATATTCTTCCGGAGCATAACTATCAGCACAATATAAATTATCATTTACATCAACTAATATACATTCATTCTGATATATCATTTTTTCAATGGCTTTATGCCAAAGTTGACTGCTATTTTCATTTGCATTAGGTGACACATTTAAAATATAATAAAGCTTATTTTTTACTTCTTGATTATTTTCATATACTTTTATTTCACACTTAGCTATTGCATTCGCTATAAGAGATATAGCTGTTTGTATAGCTAACTCCTTATAATATATTTCTTGTATCTTTTCCTCTATTATATTCTCGGTTATTTCACCCTTTTCATTTTTAACATTCCCTAAAAAGTCCATAAACCATGTTTTTATACTCACAATTTCCTCACCTCCTTTTAGAAGTATCACGCAAAAAATTATTCGTTTTTATGTTTAATTGTTTTTTCTGTACTAGGTAGCAATATCCATATTAAAAGCCATGCTAAACCATTAATTGGATACTTAGTATCTAAAAAAAGCATAAAAGGTAAATCTAAGATATCTAATATCCACACTATAGTTAATATACTATAAAATATTTTATACATATCATCACTTCTTTTTAAAAAATAATAGGAGGCATAAAGAATAATTCATTATTATCTTCGTCCTCCAGTGTATCTTGTGCAGCAATCATAGCATGGACAAATGCCATGAATCCATCTGTTTTCCTTGATTTAGGCTCTATCTTATCGTATACATAGTTACCTAAATTCTTATCCGTTAGTTTAGTATTATTAGTAAACCACCTCATAAGTGGGTTATCTCCCCACACTATTTGGTGATTATTAAATAAACTATCTATTACTGGTACAATTTTCATAATATCACTAGGTCTAATTATTTTTACTTGTTCTTTATTTGTTGCATCTATCCCAATGTTCTTCATAGATTTACTTAACAAAGCCAACCTAAAATTATCTACTCCTAATTTAACAAAATTATATTTTATTAGCTGTTCTTGTATCCATTCTGTGGCCATATCTGGATTAATTTCTATGTCATCAACTATAGTTAATAATCCTTGCTCTGACCATTCTTCTAAAGGTGCTTTTATTCTGTCCTTATCTCTAGAATTAGTACAAAACCAGCTATGACTAACCCAATAATATATGCCACCTTTTAAAAAAAGTAACCCTACACTCATCATGTCATTTACCTTTGTATAGTCAATTCCAATAGTGCAGCTTGCTCCCTCAAGGTTTGGTATATCTTTATTTGTCGATAATATATTTTCCCATGAAGTTACTTCAATATCTTTTGAACCTTTTGGAATATTCATCCTCTTGGTCATAAAAGCATTATTTACATAAGGATTAATCTTATAATCTGCATATTCTTTTTTCATCTGTTCCATTAATGAAGGTCTATAAGGTAAAGAAGGGTTTGCTTTTGCCCAGTTATCTGGATTATCAACTTCTTTTTCTTCATCCAGCTTACAAATAAAAGGGAGAAAGCCATTATCCTCGACTTCTCCCTTTAATATCATTATTGCTTTTTCTAATAAATTATCCAGTGGACCATCCCTTACATCTCCATTTGTTGTTATGTAAGTTCTTCTTGGATTATCTTTTTTACCTAAACCTGTAGTAAATACATTTATATTTGCCCAGTTTTGATAAGCATGTATTTCATCAAAGTCAACTTTACCTGAACGCAAACCATCTTTCCCTTTTGGATTATTAGTTCTAAACTTTATTTTACTTTTAGTCTTAAGATTTATAATTTCTTCCTTATTCCAATAGAAATTCCTTTTCATTTTTTTTGTATATTTAGGATCTTCTAATATATTATATATATCATTAAATGTTGTTTTAGCTTGGTCTTCTGAGTTAGCTGATATATCTATATCGTAATTTTTTATTCCATGAGTAGGAGTAATTAAACAAAAGTCCTCATAAGCTAAATAAGCATTTTTACCAGAGCCTCTTCCAACTAAAATAAACAAGTCAGCAAATCTAGGTAATCCATTTTCTTTAAATACACAGTTATGTAAAACAAATAAAAATTTCTCCCATGGGAATAAATTAAAAGGAAAGTATTTCTGATAAGAAAAATATTTTTCTACTTTTTCTTCATCTATTATTAACTTTTCATTATCAAATATATTTTTTATGAACTTGGATAATAATTTTTGTTCTTTACACATTGGAAATACTTCATTATCAATAATATCTAAGTATTCTTTGATATATTTATTATAATTCATCGTCATCACCACTGTCTGCTACAGTAGCTTTAATTCCTAGTTCATTTAAAAGTTTAAGCATTTGAGCATTTGTCTTATTTAATTCTCCTACACTGTCATTTCTTTTATAACCAGATTGCCCTCCGCCATTATTGTATTTTACATTTACTCCTCTTTTATTTATATCTTCTATAAGGAGTGATTTTGTTATCCAAAATGCCATATAATCTTCTACTAAATCTCTAAACTGTTCTCCATACGTGCCATTTCTATCTAACTGGTCTAATAAATCTTGTCTAATTTTATTATATTTTTCACTGCTTTTTAATTCTTGTACAGATTTTCTATCTGCCATTTCACCACCTCCTTATAGTAATATCAGCATACCACCCCTCGCGCAAAATCATCATCGACCGGAACAGGAAACAACCCTCCTCCGTTGACAAAAACTCCCTTCCTCAAAATAGGTATGGGAGGTTAGGGGGTATCTTGTCGAATAAATTTATTTTTAAAATTAAAATACTCCCATACAATTAATATTGTATAGAAGTATTAAAATTCTAAATCCATTTCAATTGTTTTTCTTCCTGTTCTATTATGCTATCACATTTAATACTATTGCAATGTCTATGTGCTAACTGAACATTGTTCCATGTATGAGTTCCACCTTTAGCTAGTGGAATTATATGGTCAATGCTTGGATAGTTATCACCAGCTATAAAGTAACCTTCATCAGTATAATAATAATCTTCTGTGTCTACTTGTCTTCCGCATATCTTGCATATTCCTTCATCTCTTTGTATTAACTTTTCTAATGATATATTCCATTCTATCTTTCCATTCTTTTTAGCTTTAGCTTCTCTTAATCTTTTATTTGCTTTTTTTCTTTCTTTTTCTTGTTTATTATGGCAATCTTTACATATAACTTGTTGCTTACTAAAAGATATAAATTCTTTACCACACTCTATACATTTTCTTTTTTCTGAACCTTTATAATTATTGCCACATTTCCTACATGCTATATTTCTATCTTTATCAAACAGTTTATCATTAACTCTTTCTTTGATATCCCCGCATATTTTGCATTTGCATATTATCTTTCCTTCTTTATATCCACCTAAATATTCAAAGTGTTTTCCATACCTTTTATTAAATTTATCTATAAAATTAATTTCAAGTTTATTTTTATTTATCTTATATTTTTTTCTAGGTTTATTTTTATTTAACATTTTCTTTTTTGTTTTTTCTATTCTTTTACACTCTTTGCAAAGTATATTAGCATCTTTTCTTTTACTTCTATCTGCATATACACTTCTTATTTCTCCACAATCTTTGCACTTAATTAATACATTACTCTTGTTATTTATGTATCCACTTACATATTCCCATTTATCTCCACGAATAGAATTAAATTTTTCTATGAAATCTTTTTCTAATTTATTCATTTTCTAACCACCTCTTTAATTATATTATATCACAATTGACCGTCAATTGACAGTTAATACAATAAGTTTTATAATTATTTTGAGGTGATATTTATGGGCAATCCTAAACTAAAAAATAGAGTAATTCCAAATAGTGCGGTTGATAAAGAACTTTATCAATGGCTTAGAGAATATTCTAAAGAAAGTAAAATACCAATGTCAAAACTTCTTGATAAAGCTATCGAATTATTAAAAGAGTCTACAACTAAGTAGGCTCTTTTTTACCATCTCTCTTTATTTAGTTGTTCTTTCTTTTTAAATCTGCTTTTCTCTGGGTGTAATTTGTTGTGACAAGCTGGACAAACTGCAATAAGATTTTTATATTGTTTTCCTTTATATGTATAATACTTTGATAGTGCAAGCTCTGGATGTTTCCTTACAAACTGAACATGATGAACAGTATTAGCTTTAGTGATCTTTCCTTTCTTCTTGCACTCTTGACATTCATAATGTTGTTCTCTTAGTACTTCTTCTTTAATATGTCTAAACTCTATAGACTTATAGAACTTCCATAATCTATCCGTGTCTATCAATTTATTAATCCATTGGACTAATTCAATCGTATTCATTCTATTTCAATCCTTCCAACATATCCCTTAGTTTATTATAATATGTATTATTATTTGTAATTCTCATTAAACTTTCTATCTCCCATGCTCTTGGCGTATTCGGAAGTTTCTTTCTAATACATAAGTCCACTATACTCTTAGCCTTATTAAATGAATGTACATGAGTATGGCCTTTCTCAAATGGTTTATTAGTATTATGTACAATATATCCATCACTAGCTTTGTATATGCTATATTCCTTGCGTTGAAATATCTTTCTACTTCCTGCTTTCTTATTATGCTTTGGTATTTGTTTCATAATATTTTCATACTTCCATAATTTCTTTGGGACTTCATCTCTATCTGCTATAGTTCCTGCATCAATCCATTTCATACCAATCACACCTTTTAACAAAATAAAAAAAGAGCACTAATAATTTAGTGTTCTTTGTGGGAGTAATGAATAAAAACAATCATTAGAAGGTTTCCAGAGTTGCACTGGATAATACTCATACCTTCATATTGCACCCAAATCAATGGGCGCATTAAAATGGAATATAAAATCTTAAAAAGTTTAAAATTAAAGATATAGTTTAAATATAATGTAAAACAATAAGTAATTAATAATACTAATTGATAGATAGATTTTTTAACACACAATATATATGAATATTTTGATTTTATCACGGTTTACTCCGGAGGTTTTTTACAATAGGCCTCTTATTGGTTTTAAAGTGGCTGTCTCACTTCTACTACTATGTTTTAATATATATATTAGTCGCCCTCATGAGTTGAACACGAGTATATACTTGTTTCATATATAGTCGACAATTTAATACTCCACTTGTATATAAATCCCATAGCAACATATTGAGGGAAGAGTACCTCTACTCTTATCCCTCGAACAGAAACTTAAATTAAATTTATGAGAATTTATTCTAAGTTCCTCTTACTCGCACACGATGGAAATATGCAATCAATTTACGTTTTTTCTACTATTCTTGATAATATCATATTATCATATTTCTTGTGGCCAAAGGTGTCCAACATCATCTGTCTAATAATTTATCAATTGCACTCTTATGTATTCTTCTTACTGTTCTATAGCTATAATTTATTTTACAACTTATCTCTTCAAATCTCTTATTATCAAAGTAAGCATATCTTATTACTGTTTTTTCTAATGGCTCTAATATATCTAATGATTTTTCTATCTTGTACATTTTTTTTAATATTTTTCTTTGCTTTTTCATATAAAGTTTTATTACTTTCTCTATCTCTACTAATAATGCATTTAATCTATCTAATTCACTTTGAGTTGACACTGGTAAATCTGTTATGATTTGTGATTTAATACTTGTTTTCTTTTCTTTTAAATACTCTAATTTATCTTCTATTGTTTCTAGTTCGATTTTCATTTCTTTGTATCTTTTTAAATCTTCCTTCATACTCCCTCAACTCCTTATAAAATCAAACTTTTATTTAACAGCCCTGCTTAACCAATATTTCTTTATTTTAACTTTTAAATTATGTCTTTTTTCAAAAATATAATATGGTTCATACTTAAGCTGATGTGTTGTTATTTTATATCTTATATTAGTTCTTTTATCCGTAAAGAAAGTTGTTCGTTTATGCTCCCATATCAATTTCATATTTTCCTCCTATATAAAACTCAATACTATGTCACATGCTTTTATAACTCTATTATTTTTGTATTTATCTCTAATCTCTTCAGCATTATTATATATTCTCACATTGTTAGTAGTTTCACTCAAATCTATAGTAATAGCTTTTTGCTTAACATAATCCCAACCTATCAATAAATAACTATCTCCATCTATGATTATATCTCCACTAGTAGCCAAATTCCCTTTAGGATAACTCTTCTTTTTTATTTCCATAGTTCGTCTCTCCTTTTAACAATTTTTATAACATTTCTTGTAAATCTTCCTCGTTATACATCTTAATTATATTTAATTAATCTTAATCCAATTTACTTGCTTATTCACCAATTTATTATAAGTTTTCTCTGCTTGTTTTAAAGCGTCTTCTCTTTTCTCGAACTCCATTATTTTACCATTCATTGAAATAAAAACTTTTCCATTATCTTTTTTATATATGATAGGACTATATACATTTTTTATTGTGTGTGTTTCTCTATCAAAAATAGTTCTGTATTCTACTTCATACTTTTTCATAATATCCCTTCTCAATTCTTCTTAATGTTCTTTGAAGTTTATATTCTAGTTGTTCTCTTGCTAATTCTGCTGCTTCTTCTTCCGCTAAATATAATATTTGTTCAATTAGTATAGCTACATCAACTATTTCTGATATTGTAGCAGTAGATATATTTCTACCTACTGCTATATCTTTAGATAATTCTCTTGATAATTCTCCCAGTTCTTCAATTAACTTAAGTTGTTGCGATGGATTCTTAAAATTATCTGCTATTTCTTTTATAGCTCCATTAATTTCTTCTATATTCATCTATTCATCCTTTCCCATTAGCATTTTTATATATTGTATTTCACAACTTTCTTCATCCTCAAAATTAAGTTCACAATTCATACAACCTATTCCCTCTAAATCATAAGACTCATTGCAGAATACTTTAAATCTCTTGTTTATCAAATCAACTAATTGTCTTTCTTTACAAGTTTTTCTTTTTGCTCTCATTATTCTACCTCCTCAAATTTCATAGTTATAAATTCTGAATAAGGTAATTTGCTTATTTCATCACATAAAGTATGCCACTCATCTAATTTATGATTTTTTCTAGCATGATACATAGTGTTTAATACTTCATAATTTAATTGAACTGTTCTCTTTTGATTATAAGATGAAGGTAATAATTGTATTAATTGCCACCAGTATCTTTTGTTTTTACTTCTTAGATATTCTTCTCTATATTCATTTAATAGTTTTATAGTTTGTTTTAAATGGCTTTTAGCAAATGGCATTAAATGTTCATAACTAAAGTCATCTAGTGTAAATTCTTTTGCATGTATCTTATGCATTGTAGAGCAACTATTCGCTACTGTACCAACTTTATAAGTATCATATTCTTTGAACCAATATAGTGGTGCAGTTATATCCATTGTTACATTAATCATTCTCATCCATTTTCTATGGTCTTTTCCTGCTATACATAATCCTTTAAGCATTTTGTAATCATTTGGTCCTATTACATATCCTTCTTTTCCATCTTGAGTAAAATCTGATTGCCAACTATCCATTCTATCCCAACTATTCATAGGATTTCTTGCTCCTCTTATAGCTGCCTCAAAACCAAACACTTCTACATTCTCAACTTTTAACATATTATTCATCCTCCCCTGTTCCTAATATATCTATGCCTGTTAACTGTCTACAGTAATTTCTTAACTTGTCCAATTGTCCAGTGACTCTACTGTGTTTAGTTTTTAACTCTTGTAATTCTTTTTCCAACATTGCATTTTCCTTTGCAAATGATATATTTTGTTTTTCTAAGTAAGTATTTGCTAGGCTTAACTCTTTATTTGCATCTAATAGATTTTCGATTGTGTCTTCTTTTACTTCTATATCTTCCTTTAATTTGTTGCTTCTTTCTCTCCAGAATTCTATTATTTTAAGACAATCTTTATTTGTTTCTTGTTCTCTCTCTAATTCTTCTGTAAGGTCATTTATATATTTTCTATTTAATAACATATTTAAATCCCCCTTATTTCATTTCTTGATTAATTAGTTCATCTATTACCTCACTCAGCCTTACTACTTCACTGGTCAATCCTAGTTGGCAATATAAACTGCTAAGTATCTCTTTTAACTCGTCTAGCATAATATCACCTCCATATTTTCATTTGATTTTCAAATAATAATAGGGAACTATACTGGTATTGCATAATCCCCTATTTAATTGTTATTTTATTGTTTTTCCAATTGTTTTTTTAAATTCATCATCTGAATGTTTATTATTCTTTTTAAAATTCTGTATAGTCTTAACTTTTCCGTTGGATCATCTGTAATTTCAATTTTCAAAAGCAATTCTTTCATAATATATCACCTTTCTTTTATTACAAAACTATTTAATCCCCAAGTACTCTTTTATTACCTCTATTGCTTCATCTGCTGAATAGCATATTTTACACATATATCCCTGCTTATATAACCAATCTAGCCATTTAACTTGTTCTATGGTGCATTTATTCTTTCCATATTTCATCTCAATATACAAGCCATGTTTTCCATTTTTAGCAACTGGTAAGCAAAGGTCTGGGCATCCACGTTTTGTTCCAGTAGCTTTTAATTTTTTTGCTTCTGCTTTATTTCTATAACCACCATTAGGAATTGCATAAATCCATTTTAATTCTTCATATTTACAAGACTGTAAATTGCACCATTGTATTAAAGTTGCTTGTTGTAAATCTTCACCTTTCATATTTACTCATCTCCACTTCTCTAGCTATATTAATAGCCATAGTTATCGCTTCATTCAAGCTATAGCCTAGCTCATAGTAGAATCTAGCAAACTTTATAACCTCTTTCATCTAATCCCCCCAACAATCTATAATAAACCTTATATAGTTCAGCATATTTGTTTTTATTTAGAAGGTCCTTTTCTATTCTATTCTTTTCTAACTCTTTTATCATTTTTTCTAGGTCTTGCAACATCTGTATATTTCTTATTTGTAATCCTGTTAATTTCATTACTTCACCTCTTCTATTATTGGATCATAACTCCATACTCTAACTTCATCTTTTATTCTTCCATTTACTAAATTACCGCATTTTCGACACTGACTTGCTACACCTAGTCCTTTTACTTTAAGATGTATCATTGTGCCTCCACAGTTTATGCAGCTTTTTTCTTTACCCTCTAGTACCTTTTTCATTAGTTTTCATCCCCTTAACTAATTTTCTTTTTCTCTAACTTTTCCAACTTGCTAATGACTTGTTTTATTGTTAGGCATACATTTGCCCTATGTATGCCTAATCTTCTCGCCGTTTCAGCCTGTGTTAGTCCTTCAATGAATACTAGTTCAATTACACTTCTTTGACGTGCTGTAAGGCAATTTAAATCTATTGTGGCTACATCTATAAATCTATTCTTATTTCGATGTATTGAATTATCTTTTTTATTTTCACCTTCAAGTATTCTTCTTAGGTTTTTTAATGCTGATATTTCTACTCTTGATATATGTGATTGATAGTCATTTAGTAGTACTGCTATTTCTGATTGTGTTTTTCCTTCGAAAAATTTCATCTCTATTACTGTTTTTTCCAATTTTGAAAGTTTTTTCATAGCGTTTAATAGATCTATTTCGGAAATTATTTTGTCCTCTGATATGCTTATATCTCTTATCGTTTCTGAATAGGTAATTTTTCTTTCATTTGGGCATAATTTTATCGGACTATCCATAGGAATTTTGCCCTCCATAAGGTGTAGCGTCTTTGTAATTTCTTGTATTGTTACTCCCATAATTTCTGATAATTCTTTTAATGTAGGCTCTCTTTGTAGGCTTTCAAATTTTTTTCTAATTTGCTTGATTTGTTTGTATTGGTCGTAATTTCTTCGTGGTATCCTGAAAGGTACATCATCTCTATTGTCTCTAAATTCTTTCAGTATCTTACCCACTATGTTTGTCGTTGCATAAGTTGAAAATTTCACATTTAATGTTGGGTCATAATTTTGTATTGAATATAATAATCCTAGACTTCCAACTTGCATCGCATCGTCAAAGCTTATTGCTTTACCTTTATATTTTTTTGCTTGCGCAATAACAAGTCCCATGTTATTTTCAACGATGTTTGTTATTGCCATTCTATCACCATTTTGAGCTTTTCTAAACAATTCAACATTTTTATCAATAATCATAATTACTCCCCCTACGGACCAGGGGAATTCCCCTGGAATATATTAAAAGCAATTGCATATAATATTCATATAATTTAATTTTCTTTTTTTGAGCTCAAATATCTAAAGTATTTAACCTTATCAGCAATGATAGGGTTATTTGGTTTTTCTCTCATTTCTTGTTCCCATACAATAACTAAATTCTCTGGAGATGTTATTAATCTAAATTTATAATCTTCCTTCATTGCTTTTATAAGGTAACCTACTTTATTTTCTATATTTTTAGAGTCCGTTGTTATAATTAATTTTTCTGATAAATAATACATATCTTTATTAGTTTTTAAAAATTCATTTGTAATAGTATTTATATCTTTTTCATTTAAATAAGGCATATATAATCTAACTTTACCAGCAACATCTTCTATATTTATCTTTTGTTGTTGCTCTAATTCTGTCTTTAGTTCTGTCTTTATCTCTAAATCTATCTCTTGCTCTATCTCTTGCTCTATCTCTGTCTCTGGTGTAGTTTTGTCTGGACATTGTCCGGACATTTGTCCCAATCTTAGTTTTTCATCTTCAATTCTTTTCCTATAATTTCTTTTTCTGTCAGCTTCAGTCGTTGATTTTCCAATAAAATCTTGAATATCTAACATATATATTGCTCCATTATCAAGTATTTCTATTAATCCTAATTCCAGGAAAATTTTTAATGCTTTCTCAATAACACCCACCGGAAATCTGGTAATATTTGCTAACATCGTGGAATTATATGGAATCCTATCATTGAATAATAACTTCCCTTCATTTTTTAAACTTCTAAGATAAAGTTTTAAAAGTATATTAGAATACATATATCCATCTGGCATACTTTCAAGCATTATCATTTCATCTCTATCATAAAAATTATCTACTAACCTTAGATAATAATATTTTTTGTTGTCAGCCAATTTATATCACCTCTACTTTTTAACTTTAGCTTCTAATCTTTTACACACTCCGTCATATTGTGATTTTTTTAGTTCTTTTGGTTCTACTCCAAATTCTTTTAAAACTTGAGACTTTATCTTCTCACTTGATATTCCGACATTATTGCCTAATGTATAAAGTCTCTTAAGCTGTTTTTCAGTTATTCTATAATCGTTACTTTGTTTCTGTGGTCCTTTAGACTCAAATACGACTGTTCCAAAACCATCACTTGACTGTTTAATTGATGCTTGTTGCAATTGTGCATTTGCTACCTCTTCCTTACTTGCCACGCTCTTTTTAATTTCAAATCCTAATATTGCTAATGCTCTTCCAACGGCACTTGTTTCACAGTTTTCTAAAGCTGATGTTTTATTTATAAATGAAGATCCTTCTTTTTCGTAAGCATATCCAGTAGAAGCCGGAACTTCTGAATTATCTCTGTAAGCTGTTGCTTTCATAACTATTACTTCATTTTCCCATTTAACTATTTCTGTTAGTATTCTACCTTCTGGATACTTTTCATAAAATTTCATAATCCTAACATTTACTTCTACATAATCCTTTAAACCTGACTCTTTTCCCACTTTTCGTTCCCCCTTTCTTGCTTTATGAAGTCCTTAAAAGCTTGTACATATGCTTTATCATATTCTGATAAAGGACTGTTTTCTTTTGAGTACTGTTTTATATACTCTTCCAGTTCTTCTATCGGTTTATGACTTTCTAAGCAATGACCACAACCATCTAAATATCCCCATTTACTATCACAGTTGCAATCATAAGGGCTTAATAACATAGCATACATTAATCTATTTTCAAAGGTCGGTTCTTCAGAGAAAAAACAATCCCATATTTTCATTTACTCTCCCTCTTTATCTATGGTATAATTAATTTAATATCAATTTCCATTGGTCCTATTTTATAGGGCCTTTTTTATATTCCCATGTAAGCATCTGCTCTATTTTCTCTTTCATCTTCATCTGCTTCCTCAAGGTCCCTTACTTCTTCTTGCATCATTTCATCAATTTCTTGTAATATTTCTTTTAGGTCCTTTATTTCATATGCAACTCTAATTTTAGATGCTCTCCAGTACTCATAATTACAAGCAACTTGTAAATCGTTTGTACTATATCTATCTTTATATAGTTTTATTTGGCTATCACATAGTTCCATGAAACTCTCACATGCTGTAATCTTATTTTGTATGCTTTCTCTAACTTCATCTAATATCCAGTTCATATTAATCCCCCTTATCCTCTAAGTTGTATATCTTTTCTTCAATTTTCTTAATGATTTCTTCTAATTTAATGTTCTTTTCTCTTTCTGCTAGGGCAATTCTCTGCCAATATTTAACTTTACTTTGTAAATGTTTAATATAGTCTTGTATTATATAACCCCCTTAATATTCAAAACTTAATTGACCATTCAATCCTTGTATGGCATACACTAACATCTCACTAGGTTTCCAATTTTCTATATATTTAAGTGCATCATCATAATTTTTTTGGGCAATATTTTTATAACTGTTAACCTTGAATGAAGTTTTTAATCCTTTGTAAAATTCTGCAAACAACTTTTTACTTAGTTTCTTATAAGCATCTGTGTATTTTCCGCCTAGCAAATAAACTGCCCTTGAACTTATTGCATTTCTTAGATTTTCTGCTAACTCATAGTCTATTGTCATCTTATTTTCTATACCAGTTACTCTTTTTTCTATTTCCTGTTGTTTCTTATCCAACATTAATATTGCTCTTAATTCAGTTGATATGCCTTTGTATGGATCTTCTATCATTTCATTAAATTTTTTAACATATCTAGCAGTAAATAATATTCCTTTTTCTCCAGTCATTTTATTAGCTAAAGTATCACATCCTAATTTCGTGCATTCATAACACTTATTTATCTTTCCACTTTTATCTTGATAAGTGCTTTCTATGAAATATTCACTCACCACCAATTGGGGGTCAGCTTTTAAAACTTCAATTATCCCCTTTCTATCTTTACTTCCTTCTAACATTCTTAATACTTCCCAATGTTCCTTTTCCATCATCTTTGCTACTTCATAACTAGGTATTGTTTGTACTGCTTGTCCTTCATTATTTTTTAAAACTTTGTAACTGTTATATAAATCTGACATATACTATTCCCCCTTATTTATTTTTCTTAATACCATATCTTGAAATTTAAAATATTCTTCCCAATCATTTTCTGCCTCACCTGTTCTTATAAGATTACAATAAATCTTAAGTATCCAAGTTACTGACATTTACTACTCCCCTCCTTTTAATCCATTTGGTCTAGCCAATTTAAAAAAGGTTCAGTTGGAATTCTATAAACTCCACCTATTTTTATTACTTTGAACATATCTCCAGCAGTTAAAGCTTGTCTTACTAAGTTGTAAGCTGTTTTTTGAGATATTTGTAGTATGCTTTGAATTTCCTTGACAGTAAGGACTTTCTTATTGTATTTCATTTTTTTATCCCCCTTGTTTAATCAATATATTCCATACCATCTTTTCTCCTGTAATTGGATGTTTACCTGCGGATTTTCTATCTCCCCTACAACATGCACTAATCCCAGAAGTTTTTATATTATACTTTTCTTCTACTTCTTCTATATAACTAAATATCTCTCCAGTAGTTATACATAATATTTTTCTAGCTCTCGGATTTTTATTTCCTTTTATTGATTTACTTATATTTTTTTTATGTTTTTCTGATAATTTTTTGTTCTTTATTTTTTCACTTGATTTTAATGATTTACTCAAATTCTTGTTGTGATTTTTATAGTTACAGTTATATCTATGGGTACACCATTCTAAATTATTTGCTAAATTATTAAGTTTATTTTCATCTTTATGATTAATGCAAGGATAATTATTAGGATTTTTTATAAATACCATTGCAACCAATCTATGAACTAAAAAAATTTTTCTTTGATTTTCTTTGCTAAGAGATACTATTTTATAACCTGAGCCACTAATTCCTTGACTCAAAATTTTAATTTTATTAAACTTTAGACTCTTAACTCTACCTAGATTAGAAACTTGATATAATCCTTCATAACCTTCTATATCTTTCCATATTTCTATATTAACCACACTCCCTTAACTGTTAAAACTTTCTTCATATTCCATCATCCCCCTAATGATTTTATTTTTCTACTATGTTAAAATTTCACTAAACAATTCGTGTGATTGAATCGCTAAAAAAAATTTTATTGATATCTGAATCTGGAAAAGCTGCTTTAAATTTAGTTAAAAAATTATAGCTTGGATTTCTTAAACCTAATTCTATTTTAGAGTACAGGCTAAGTGTTACTCCTATTAATGCTGCCATATCTTTTTGTGATAAATTTTTGAGATTTCTAAAATCAACTAAACTATTCATTATATTCACCTCTCTTATTATTTATTACACTTTTTGTGTTCCTTATATTTACATAGTACATCACACTTTCTGTGTTGTCAATAGTATTATTACACTTTTTGTGTTTTTTATTCTAAAAAAACACATCATGTGTTAAAATATTATTGGGAGGAATAAATAAAATGGATAAAGTTTTTGGAAGAAGATTGAAAGAATTAAGAGAAGAAAAAGATATGAAACAATCTGATTTAGCTAAAATATTAGAATGCTCAAGTAGTGCAATTGGTATGTATGAACAAGGTCGAAGATATGTAGACTTAGATGGTTTAAAAAAAATCGCGGAATATTTTGATGTTTCTGCAGATTATCTTATTGGAAGGACTGACATAAAAAAATTTGAAGATTTTCCTCCAGAAGTTAAGAGAGTTGCAAATTTATTTTCATCTATTGAAAAATCTAAAGCTGATAGTTTAGAAAAATTGATAAGAGAATTATTAAAGAAGTAAAAAGAACCTTTAATTCGGTTCTCTGATTACTTCTTTAATTTTTTTTTCAATCATTTCAAAATCTTCTTTTGATTTATTAAATAATTCATTTAGCAATATTGCTATTTCCATTTTCTCATTTTCATTCAATTTAATTTCCCCCTTATATATACTTATATAATAGCGAATGCACGTTCTATTATCAACAAGCTTTTATATATTTATTTATAAAAATTGTAACATAAAAAATATCACTATCAGCGATATTTACGACTTAAACTGACATAATAATAAAAACTGTGGATTAATCAAATATATTTTGAAAGGTAAAAATAATTTTGATTAAAACAGCAAGAAAAAAACATAAATTAACACAGAAAGAACTCGCAAAACGTTGTAATTTATCACAAAGTTTTTTAAGTGAATTAGAAAACAAGAATAATAAAAAGAATGTGACTATCAAGCAAATAGTAAAATTAGCAAATATATTAAAAATAAATCATCATGAATTGGCATGTTGGTTTATAGACAAGGAATTAGGGGTGTTTGAAGTTGGATAATATCAAGAGTACTTTTATAAGAAAAAGAAATAATAACTACAATGTTATAGTTGAATACTATGACGAAGCTGGCAAAATAAAACAAAAAAGTATTGCTAAATATGGATTAAAGAAAAAAGCAGAAAGGCATCTAATAGAACTAAAAGCAGAAATACAAAATCAGAAATATATGTTTAGTAATGATATAACTGTTACTGATAGATGCTACAGATATATTAATGAAAATAAACGTGATTGGTCGCCTTATACAGTAAAAAATAGATTAAGTTGGGTTAAATTAAATGTAGCTCCATTTTTCAAAGATACTAAAATGGAAAACTTAACAATTCACCAAATTCAAAGATATTTAAATTATCTTTATGAAAATTTTACTGTTGAAAGTGCTAAAACAAGATTTGGCTTTTTTAGGTCAGTAGTAAAAGAATGCTATAGAATGAAAGAAATAAAAGAAAATTTATGTGACTTTGTGAAAAGCCCTAAAAAAGAAGCTTCAAGTATAGCTGATGTCTATACAAGGGAAGAAATTTTACAACTCTTTAAATTGTTAGAAGATAAGCATTTTGAACTTCCGATTTTACTTATAGTACTTTTAGGACTTAGAAAAGGTGAAGCATACGGACTTACATGGGATGATATTGATTTTGATAACAACACAGTTAAAATAGAACAAATTTCTATTTATTTAGATGGAAGTTTAATTTTTAAATCTCCTAAAACAACTGATAGTAAAAGATTATTATCTGCTCCGATTGAGCTCATGAATAAGCTAAAAAAGGAAAAGCTAAAACAAAATGAATTAAAACTTCAAGGTGTTTTAGAAAATAAATATAATTTGGTTTGCTTAAATAAAGAATTAAAACCATATAAAAATGATGATTTAAATAGATACTATCGAAAGTTTTGCAAAGAAAATAATTTTAGACAGTTAAGAATACATGATTTAAGACATACTAATGCAACATTATTATTATTATCTGGTACAGATATGAAAACTGTATCTGGAAGGTTAGGACATACAGATATCAAAATAACAATGAATAAATATAGTCATGTATTAGAAGAAATGGATAGAAAAGCAAGTGAAAATCTTAGCAATATATTATTTAACCAAAAGTCAACAGGTAATTAATGTAATCCTTATTTTGTGGCAGTCAATTTGTCAGTTTTATAAAAATGTCAGCTAAAAATCAAGTCAAATGTAT